GTAGACGTCGTCAGCAAGTAACGCAATGCGATTTCTGGTGCGAGGTTTGCCTTTATTCACCCGCCGCTTTCGCCGCCAAGGTAACATCTAGCCGTGCTCGGATTTCCCGCGCAAAGTCAGTAACTAATTTAGCACGCCCCGCTTCGTAAGCGCCACGTAAAAAGCCCACCGGTGCAATATGAGAAACAATCTTGCCATTTAGTACGATGTCATGACCAAACTCTAGCGGTGGAGCGTAGCGCCTTGGATCGGCAACGTATGGATGGCCGTATAAATTAATCGCGTCATGCTGAAAGCCCTTGCGCGCCCCCACCATAAATTTAAAAAAGTTTTTTCCTTTATTTCGTCGGGCCGCGACAACGCCCAGGCTTTTCTTTAATTGGCCAGATTCCACCGGAACACGAGAGCGAGCATCGGCAACCATCGGCTTGAGCGCTGCGCGTGCCGCGCCGTTAATAATCTTTTTTTGCATCCGCATTTTTAATAATTTCAAGTTTGCAATAACGTCGGCTTCACCTTGAATTGATATTCTCATGGTCATGCGGTCACCTCTTCCGCCATAACTTCCACGGAAATGTCCCGCTCCGATTTATTCGCTACGCTCGTCAAATGAAACACCCGTTGCCCGTAAACGAGGCGATGCTTGGGCGAAATACTCCGCGCCCTGATCGTGATTTTATGCGTGGTCCGCGCGCTTACCTGCTGCGCGGTAAATAATTCGCGTCCGCTTAATGGTTCGACGCTGCCCCAAACCGTGCCCAAAACATTCCAGGCTTTCGTCGGTTGCCCGTCACCGCTTGTGCTGGTCACGTCTACGGCCTCTTCAATTCGGAGGCGATGCCGCAAAAGACCGGCGCGCATTACCATTGCTCCTGTAAAATAAATGGACCTAGTAATGATTCGACAGCCATAGGCATGGCGTTAACGATACTGCCAACGTTTACAGCTTCGCGGTTCTCGTAAAAATGGCCGACTAAAAAGCGGATCGCTTGCTTGATTGGTTCCGGTACTGATGCCGCATCGGCATATCCTGCGGCGTAAGTAACGACAACGGCCCCTGGCTCGTCGTAAATATCTGGCCATTCTTTACCGTAGGCTAAAACAATTCGTCCTGGCTCGTCGTCTGACAATACTTTATAATCAGCGCTAGAAAAGGTTTGTGTAGCGCCTGCCGTGTCTTTGTACGTAACCGAAGTCACCGAAACCAAAGGCGGTCGAGGCAATAATAAATCCCACCCTTCAATTCCTGGCGATACGTCAGAATTTAAATCGCCGTCTGGAAATTCATCAAGCGTCATGCGCCACGTTGCAGGCATAAATTGCCGCCGTGTTGCTTCCTCGCATGCTCTGGTAGCTGCGCCAATATACGAAGTAATTAACGAATCCTCATCACCTAAATCAATTCTTAGGTGCGCTTTCATTGACGCCAAATCAACGGGATTCGTTGACGGTTCGACGGTTCTTTTAATAGTGAGTCGTTGCGTGCGCGGCATAATTCCCGCCGCTACATGCGGCAAATTAAGGTGTTAGACGATAGACGGCAACCGTGATGGTGGTCGTTGCCGAAAATGTTAATTTAACTTTATTATTCGCATCGTTGAACGTGGACTTGCGAAATGGACCAATCTTTTTTCGCGTGCCTGCTGAGATGGTCACGGTTGGATCGGTAACCGTTAGGCCGTCCGGAGTGCCTTGGCCACCTGCGGGGAAAGCGTCAATTGTCACCGTTAAACTTGACCCTGATCCGTTGATTACTTCGGCAAATTCATAGCCGGTATTCGTAAAAGTATTTCCGGTTGCGTCCGCTGCCGATGTGGTGTCAGCCACGCCAGCAAGGGCAATATCCGTAGGTGTTTGATCGGTGACGGCGAAAGCGGAGCCACTTAAAAAAACCAGCACCAGAATGGCAAAGTGTTTGGCGAATGATCTCATTTTTTTACTGCCTTGGTGCTGGGTTATTCGGGTATTAATTAATCAGCTTTAGCGTTCAGGATTGCGGCTTGAGGATGACGTGCACCGCTGAGGATATAAATGATTGTCAGTAAGTCAGCGTTTGCGCCTGGGGTTGCGGTTTTGACAGTCAAGCAGTCAAAGCCGTTTGTCACGTCGAGGTCTGCCGCGTCAATTTCAATGGCGTGGACGGTCTTGGTTGCCGCTGGTAAATTGAAGGTATTAGAAACTACGGCGGTTTCATTCCATGTGGTAGCGGCATCGCTGATTCGGTCGAATTTCTTATCAAAGGCCAATGCCTTTTCACCGGTTCCGGCAACGGCGGTAGCTTGGTGCAGAGTAACGGCAGGAGTGCCGCCAGCCCACGTCCCCTGTACGATTAGAATAGTGACATGATCATAGCCCTTAAGACTGATGTAGGTACCAGTCTGCGCAGCGCCGGTAATATCTTTAGGCAAAACGCCGACTTCGATTTGATTTTTTTCGATGAAACGCATGGGTTAATCCTTGAATAAAGAGAGTAAAAAATTGGGGTTTTTAAGCTGGTTACCCCACCAGAAAAGACTTAGGCGCGAGTAGCGAGAGCAACCATGCTTGAGAGCGTATTGCTGCCGTTTTTCGGCGTTAATGCGTTGCCGAGCCAAGGCTGGCCATCCACATTAAACATGAAGCGGAAAGCAGTTTCTGCGTAGTCAAAACGCAAGTGCATGGACTGCGCAGAATCAACGCCACCTCGAACGCCTGCGAGGTACATGGATAAATCAACTAGGATTAAATCGCCCAAGGTTCCAAGGGTTTGGCAGTATTCGACAGGCATTACTGGACGGCCTTTGAGAAGACCCTTCTCGGCATTCCAAACAACGTTACTAATGCCGCCAACGTTTTCACTTCCGGCCACGTTTTTAATTTTAGTATTTAGTCCGTCGAATTGTGGTTCGACGTCTACGTTGTAGAGCCACACCGCATTTTTGCGGCATCGTGGATGCAAACGCGCCCACATTTTTGAAACGTTTTCTTGCACGACAGTTGCGGCAACTTGGCTAGATTCTTTAGCAACAGTTACCAGCGCGGCGGACGACATGATGCCCAATGGTTGGCCTGCTCCGGTGCCGTTTACGATTGAATCTCCGACACGGAAATTAATTTCGTCAGCGGCTGCGCGTTGCAAATATGGCGAAAGTGCCATAGCACTACTTAAAAGCTTGTCCGTAACATAAACTAGAGCGGCTAAGCCGTGCGGTTCAACTTTGGCTTGACGGAATTTTGGCGTGCTCTTGGTGATTTGTGCGCCTTCGTTTAACCAATACGAAGCAATACCACCATACCGGCTGCCGTTGGCGCGGCTGGTTTCCGCATTCGCTGGGAAAGTCATGCTTTCGCCTTCAATTGGATAGCGGTCGCACATTGCGAGCAAAGATTCAGCGGGATTATTTAGGCCGTCCCAAATCGCATTGCTGAATTGAGGCGGAACCAAAAATCCGCCTTCTGATCCAGCAAGAGAATTATTACCTTGGGCCGCTGCCAAAGGTCGCAGCGCATCGCTGATGCCTTGGCCTTGAGCCATCCGGAAAACGTCGAGCGCAAATGCGCCAACGTTGGAATATCCGCGAGCGGGGTCAGCATCTACGCGAGCGCGAACGTTCGTTGCACGGGGTGCATCGGATGCGGAGTAATCGCGCACAACCGAGCGAGGAGCCAGAGGCGCGCGCAAGGCATTTAAGCGGTCGCGGTTTTGGTTCGCTTTTGCCTCTAAGGTTTCTTTTTCTTGTAATGCTAAAATATCGGCGTCGATGCCTTCTACTTCTGACATTGCGGCATCGAAAGACGCTTGGTCTTCTGCCGACATAATGCCGTTGATCGATTTTGCGTTCAGCGTTTCCGCTTTTTGCAAGGCATTGGCGCGGTCTGCTTTGAGTTGTTCGATTAGTTTCATTTTAATCAGGCTCCATCGTTTGCTTAAAAAAAGCGGTACGTGTGAGACTGATTCAATAGTCGTCAGCGCGACTAATGCAAAAAACTCTTTACCTTACAGAGTCGATACGCTTGATCTCCGTTCTGATTTGCTCAACTTCTATGCTGGAAAAGCCACGATTTTCACCAATTTCTACGGCTGCAATAATTCGCCTAGTTTTTAATATCCATTCTACCCGATGCCGAGGCACGCCAATGAGCCGCGCTACGTCGCTCATGGTGAAATATTTTTCCGGCTTGGTCATCGGGTAACCTAAAAGCATGTTGTTTATTTGCCCCGTGCGCGTGCCAAATCTAACCGCCGTTGGCTTGCGCCGTTTGCCGCTTTTGCCATCGCGTCAGCTTCCGCAACTGACTGATCAAAACTTTGGATTGTGTCGATTAAACCAAGGCTTTTCGCATCATTTGCCAGATGTACACGCCCATCAAATAGGGAATTGATTTGATCTTGGTTTAATCCCCGTCCTGAAGTTACCGCTTGCTGGAATAATAAATTGAAGCCATCAATTACCCGCTGGTATTCCGCAAGCTGTGGCGCGGTTACTGGTGCGCCATCGACAAATGCGCCCTTGTGTGCGCCCGTGCTGATAACGTGAACCTTGACGCCTTCCGCCTGCGCCTTGCCGCTGCTGTCTTCGATAACGCCATAAACGCCAAGGGAACCAACCAAAGCGGAGCGGTTCGCGTTGACCTTTCGCGCCTGCGAGGCAACCCAATAACCTGCGCTGGCGCCAAGGTCTTCAATATGTGAAAGCACTGGTTTTACCGCATCGGCTGCGCGGATTTCGTCGGCAAGGGCTTGCGTGCCTGCAACGCTGCCCCCTGGCGAGTCGATTGCTAAAAGGATCGCACCTACCGATTGGTCAGCTAATGCCATCCGGATAGATTGCCGAGCTGATACAGTCGAGACTCCGCCAAATTTGCTGCGCATTTTCATCATTGCGCCTTGTAGCGAAATAACCGCCGTACCGGCATTCGTCAGCGTGTAGGCAATTTCACCCTCGCTTGCTGGGTTTGGTATTTGATCGCCTGCCACTGTGACGTGGTGCGCTTTTGCGCTTCCGACGTTTTGCCAGAGTCCCGTTTTAATTGCGCTCACGGCTTGCGCTAAAAAATTGGGGTCAATTGCCCAAGGGCCAAGGTGTGCGGCGAAGCATTGCTGGTTGTGTGCGGTGTTCATTTTTACCTCGTAAGAGTAAGGACATGGCAAGCGCTGCAATTACCTGAGCGCTTTGCGTTGGTTGTTTTTTATTGCCTGCGGAAACGATTGATCTCTGTTCTGTTATTTTAATTCCATGACCATTTAATAATAGAGATGAAATTAAAATGGCCTTTTTTTGTTCACGCATTGAAGGCGGAATAAATGCGTGTAGCGAAATTTCACATTTTAAAGATTGATTAACTGGCTCGATTGAAAGCGTACTTGAGAATGTTGGAGAGAAATTGAAAGAAGATAAGCCGTTGTTTACTAAACTTATCTCGCTGCGTGCGGTTAATTCAGCGGTTCCATAATTAAATCCATCGTAGTCGCAAAATATCCAGCGTTTGCGCCTTGTTTTCGGGATTAGTGTCCCACCGCCAAATCCCAATCCGCCGCCGACTGATCCGGAAGTAGGGACTTCGGTAGGCGGCTCAATTACGGTGCCGCTGCCAGCAAAAAAAATGCTAGCGAAATGGTAAGCGCCAAAAAAGAATGGCTTAAAAAAGTTCATGGTCCGTGCGTCACAGTCGTGCGGTTTCCTGAGCTATCTGCTACAGTGGTCAATTGGTCGGCTGTATCCGATAAGTTGCGCATTACCGCATTAGCAGGTGCACCGCTTAGTTTCCCAGCAGCAGCGGCGGCGATTGATCTAATTTCGCGCCCAAGACTAAAACCTGGCTCTATTCTATTTGCACCGTCAATTACTTCGTCGGCTATTGCCAGAATGTCGGATGGCAGGACAGCGGAACCAACAGCCTGCACGTACACCGGATTTTTCCAATTTATCTCTACCCCGTTGCCGCCCGTGGTCGGATCAAGCACCGGTCTCGCTCCGTCGTCCCGAAACCATCGTGATGTATCCGTTGCGTATTGCTTGACAAAACCAGCCGTTTCGTCAAAAAATATTGATACGATCGCTGTATTGTTCCGATAATTACCAGCGTCAATTGCGGTG